GCGTAATGCGCTGAGTACGGCATTGTTGGACATCGGCCGGTCGCCTCCTCGTGCCGAGGGGAAGGCGTACCGATGTCTGCCGGTGAGTGGTTTCAGCTCGCGCAGAACCGCGACTGCTTGTTGGCTGAGAGGAACCAAATGATCCGGCCGATCCTGTTTGGTGGCAGTAAGCCCTTTCATCTTGTGACCAGGAATCAACCATTCGCCCGTATCCAGATTGACCTCCGACCACTCCATGTGACGCAGGTCTCCGGGTCGGCAGAACAGCAACGGAGCCAGTTTTAAGGCACAACAAACAGGCATCGTTCCGCTATAGCTATCCAGTGCTTTAAGCAGAGCGCCGAGCTTTTCAGGGTCGGTCACGGCAGCAAAGTGTTTCACCCGCTTGGCTGGGAGCGTACGTGAGAGATTCCCAATCTGGTTGGGTGGGGTGATGCCGGCAGCTTCGGCGAACTCGAAAATTTGCTTGTAGATCTGAGCAACACGACGTGCTGTCTCGCGCGCGCCGCGCTTGATGATGCGCTGGAGGTTTTCTACCAGCATGGGCGTGCTGATGCTGCTGATCGGGAGTTTCCCCAGCCAGGGGTAGGCATTGAGCTCAAGGCGCTGCCGCACCGTGCGGGTGTACTCCGGGTCCCAGGAGGACTCGCGAATACTCAGCCACTGCGTGGCAACTGACTCAAACGTGTGCTGGTGATCGAGCTGGCTGACCACCTTGGCCATGCGTCTTTGCAGTGAGGGGTCTTGGCCGCTGGCGAGCTGGACACGAGCATCATCACGTTTTCGCCGCGCCTCCTGCAGGCCGACCTCTGGGTAAACGCCAAGAGCCAAGCGTTTTTCCTTGCCCAGAAAGCGATACTTCAAGCGCCAGTAACGGCCTCCGTTGGGCTGCACTTCCAGGTACAAACCTTGTTCGTCATACAGGCGGTACGGCTTGTCCTGGGGCTTGGCGTTGCGGCAGTTGGTGTCTTTCAGGGGCATTGGGGGCACATCCTCTCCGAGCGAGCTGATGAGCGTTTTATGCCCCCATATATGCCCCCGTCAACCGTGGGATGCCCTGGGATCAGCTGGGAAAACGCGGGCAAGAAAAAAGCCGTAAAGCGTTGATTTCTCTAGGCTTTACGGCTTTTCTGGGTCTTCCTGGAAAGACAAATTGGTGGAGCCGGGGGGATTTGAACCCGCGTCTAGTCCAGTAATGACGCGGGCTTCAGCTAATAGGCTGCCATAAAGCTGTCATTTGCTGGGCGGTATCACGCTCATGGACGCCCAGGCTCGCAACTGAACCTCGGGAAAGCTCTTGGTGATCCCTTTGAAAATCTGCTTATAGATTCCAGTGCTTTCTCGCCCCAGGATCCCTGCTGCATATAGGTTTCTGTAGGTGTCTCCGCCAGCCTTCTTATGCTTTTCAAAGAATCGCAAAGTCGTCACATCTGCGTAGATTTCAGCTTTAACTAAGTTCACGCTCATATTTGAGCTGTTAAAATTCTTTTGTAAATATAGGTCTTTGGCGTGCATCAGTTCGTGATGAAGCAGAATTGTTTGCAAAGCCCAGTAAATATTAGGAGCTTCAGCTTCCGTAACGCCAGCTGGTTCTTGGCCTAGAAAGACGGCAGTCCCTACTGTGCCGTTCCTGACATAGTTGGTAGCAAATCCTCCGGCATTGGCCATTGTATACCCATTGTCCTCAAGGGACTGGATAGATTGGTCTTTGAAACGCAGTACCGAATCAAATTCGATTCCAGCTTCTTGCAAATTTTCTTCTGGTGTTCTACTGAATGAGTTTTGACCAATAAACCTAATGGATACGTTCAGTTCCGGATAAAAATTGGAGACGGCATAGAAAAGATCCTTAGTCTCCAGGCTTTGCTCCAACATGCTTAATCCCTTCGTTCGTTTTAACTGATGACCAAAATTTTTCGGCTTTGAAACCTGCATCCACATCTGCCGATGGCATCCATCGACCATAGACGCGGGCAATCATGGTCCAATCAGTATGCCCCATTTGCTTCGCCACCCACATCGGGTGCTCTCCTGCAGAAAGCATCATCGAAGCGTAGGTGTGCCGAGTCTGGTAGGGGCGCCGGTATCGAACGCCCGCCTTCTTCATTGCCGGGTGCCACATCGTCTTGCGGATCGGTTGATCTCCTGCCCAGCGCTCAAGCGTCCGAGGGTTTTGGAAGACCTCTGCATCAGCCAGGAACGTGTGCGCCTTCTGCGCCGCAAGCGCTTCTAGAGCAGGGCCCAGCAGCTTCACCGATCGCCGGCCTGCGGCAGTCTTCGTTACCTCAGCCACCCCACCTGCAGCCTGGGTCATTGCCCGGCTGATCATCACCTCCCCACGTACCCAGTCCACATCTCCCCAATTCAGCGCTACAAGCTCGCTCGTCCGGAGGCCGGTCCATAGCGCAAACTGAACCATGTTCCTGGCCTGGCCGCTCAAGGCTGCCAGAATTGCCTGCTGCTCCTCAGGCGAGAACGGGTCCACATCGTCATCCTTCGGTGGCGCTTCCTTCCTGGCGTATGTCCACCCGGCCAGCGGGTTGATATCCAGCAACTCCTCATCGACGGCATCATTGAGTGCTGATCGGAGGCAGCTCTGGATGTTGCTCAGTGTCTTGTTGCTTACCTGCAGGCCGTCCAGCCAGTCACGAACCGTCTTGCGTTTGAACTCGATGACCAGGTGATGGCCGAGGGCTGGAATCAGCCTCAGCTCGACAATCTTCCTGTATCCCGCAAAGGTGCTGCTGGAAATGTGCTTCTGCTTAGCGGCCAACCACCTGGTCAGAAATCCGCCCACGGTTTCCTGGCTGGTCTCCGGTGCAAATTTGGCGGCGCGGGGGGAGCCGGGGAACGTGACGGCATAGTCGAACGTCCCCTGGGCAATGGCGTGCTCGATCGCGGCCTTATGCTGCTGAGCCTTCTTCAGATTAGTGGCGGTGGGCTTGAGCGCGACGCGCTCGCGGCACCTAACACCCCGGTACATGAACGTGATCTCGATGCTCGAGTCTGAGACTGCCCTGACACCGCTCCCGCCTCTACCCATGATTCATATCCTTCCATGTCAATCAGCGTCCGGCCATCCGGCGCCTTTAGCCAAATTTCACCAAGCCGCCAGATCCCGTCGCGGATCTTTGAGCGGATCGCGTCTTCGGTGTAGCCAGACTCGCTGGCGAACTTTCTGACGGTCATGTAGCGCATTGATCTACTCCACCTGACGCGCCAGGTTTTGGTTGTCACGCTGACCTGTCACAACAGCCGTTGCCAGTGCCGCCAGCTCAGCTACCAATGCGTCCGTGCGTCCGTAGAATTTGCCGGTGTCCTCGTTCACGAACCGCTCGAGCACGTTGGCCACGGCGTGCTGGTTGGCCAAGCCGCGCAAATTGGCGCTGGGCACGGCCGTCTCGGTCGACGGAGCGTGGACGAAAGACTCTTGGCTGATCAGCAAGGTGCGCACCGGCCTGATGCCCTTGCATTTGCTCACCCAGTTCGTATCAGGCACGCACCAGGGCAGCATGTGCATGCACCAGGCCGTCGCTGCGTTCTCCTTCTGACTGCTGGTCCAGTACTCGCTAAGGCCGAACGCCTGGGCCGCCCCCCTGGCTGTGTACGACCCGTCGTGCCCCCAGTCCGGGAGCTGCAAAAGATTGCAGCGCAGGACCTGCAGCTCCTCGATCGACGGGATGTGCCAGCCCCATGTACCACGGATGTTCATTCCCAGCACCTTGCGGGCGATAGCGCTGCCCTCGGCGGCCATTGCCTGAGTGTTGGCCAGACCGTCGAAACGCGACGTGGCACCCCGGATGCGCGGGCGAGGGCCTTCTTCCTGCCACCAGTGGGCGGCCACTTCGAACTCCCGACCTGCGTCGATGACTGCGTGCTCCGCGCCATCGAAGAAGAGGCGGCCGGCGAATAAGCCGCCAGCCAGGGGCTGCCCAACGGCGGGGAGGGCAGCCGGGTTGATTGCTCGATGTTTGATCATGGTTGTCCCCGGAAGTGATCGGCCAGCACCTGGCGCCCGTCCAGGCCGCAAGCGGAAGACAGGTCGAGCACCTGGCCAAAGGTGGTTTCGCGATGCTGCAGGGCATCCCACAGCAGCAGGAGCAGGCCGGCCTGGGTCATGGCTGCTGCTCCTGCACCACCTGCTGCTCTAAGGCTTCCAGACGCAGAGCCGTGTCGACCTCGCGGTCCAGCTCTTCATCACAGAACCATTTGTTTCCGCGCACCACCAACAGGTCGTGGTCAGGATCATTCAGGCGCTCGCGGTCTCGCAGATAGCGGTACCGGCGCGCATCGGCAGCCATCTGGACGTGGTCGTCGATGTTGAAGCTGGCGCCATCAATTGGAGGCTGTGAGATTTTTTTCTCCTCAGCCTTAAATTCTTCTGTCGATGGTCCGTCTATCAGATGAGAAGGCGCTCGCGGCCTTCCCTGGGACAGATTGAGCACCAGTTCGATCTCAGCCAGTGCGTCCTCCGCCTCGCTCCACATCTCCTCGCTAGGCGTCATTCCGTGCCCGGCGACAGCCATGAACCCACCTACCTTCACGTCGATTCGTTTGAGCAGGTTCGCCATTTCCGGCGCAGCCAAGGCCAAGTGCTGATCCACGCTCAGCGCTTCCTCCAGGCGCTCAACGTCCACCTGCAGATCACCCTCACTGGCGCCGGCGATCACTGCCAAGCCGCGCCCCACGGATACCATTTGGCCGAGCTTGATGAAGGGTAGGATGGCCGACAACGGCGCCGCCTCGCATGCGCGCAGCACCAGGGTGATGCGATCAGGAGCCGACATACGCACCCCCGGTGGCGGCCTGGAGGCCGGCCAAGAAAATCAGGTAGTCGCCGTGGGTGCGGTCATCGACGAAGCCGCTCACCGGACCTTTCTCCAGTTCAGTCTCGCTGGCGCCGATCGGGTTGGCGGCAATGAACAGGTCGCGAGGATCGACCGCCGCTGGCGAGGCCTCGGAACTTGGCGCGGTGGAGGTAAGGCTGTCGCCCTGAGCGCGAATGCGCTCGAAGATCTCCTGGCGATGCACGGGAACGCCTGCAGGGGCTTCCACCCCGATGCGCGTTTGCATGCCTTTTACGCCCAGTATGGTCACAGCAATGTCATTGTTGATGCGGATGGTCTCGCCAACACGACGGGTCAAAATCAACATGGTCAAACTCCTTGTAGGGGAGGGCGGCGATTGCCGCCCTTCAATTCACTGCGTTGTGCGCAGCTCGTTGCGTGGTACCCAGCCGCCGGTGGTTTTCACCATGCAGCCGACGTAGGGCGCGAACTTGGTGTGCCGCTCGGTCTGGTAGCCGTACCATTGGCACGACCCCCAGTTCACAACAGCGGCGATTGCGAGCGCGCACAGGGCAAGCCCTACAACCGCGCCCAGGCCTATGTGCTTGCGCTTCAAACCTCGATACCGAAGTCTTTGGGGCGCAAGCCCAGCTGCACGCCAACCTCTGCCAGGACCTTGAGTTCTTCGGGACTGATGTTTCCGTCGCCCTCGGCAACGGTGATCATGTTCACGAACACCTCCTCGGCATCGAGAGGGTTGTTCTTGATGTCCGCGATCTCCCGCATGATGTTCATGCGCCCCAGGCGGAAGCCGGCCTGCAGTTGTTCGGTGAAGAGGTTCACGGTGGCGGTGATCTCTTGGCCGAAGTGCTCCAGGTTCTTGTTTGCCCGGATCTGGATGTCGATCTGAGCAGCTTCGTTCTTGCTGATCTCGCCGTCAGCCGCCGCCACCAGCAGGCAGCCACCAACGATGGCTTGCATCAGGTCACGGTTTTCCAGCTTCTTGACTGCGCGCTTGGCGCCGAACAGTTTCTTTCCAATACCGAACATGGGTCTTTCCTCTTGGGTTGGTGGAGCTTTCATCAGGCAAGCCGGTGGCCTGCCGCGTTTGTTGGCTTTCGCAAAATCAGGGTTGGATCAGGTCAGGCGGGTAGCGTCACGCCACCGCCAAGACGCACTCAGCGCGCCGGGTTGCTACACGAACTTCTACCTTGCGCTCACCACCGTTACCGCCGCGGCGTATGCGCATTGCTTGGTCGTCGCCGATCATTCCATGGATAGCCATCAGCAGGGCCAGGGCGGTAGCGGCAGGGCTGATCACTCCGCGCTTGAATGCCTCAGCTACAAGCGCAGCACGACGGGTTACGCCCCACTTGGTGCCCAGCGCGATCAAGCGTTTCTTCACGCCGTCTTCGCTGATGCCTAGGGTGCGGGCAGCCTCTTTCCCGGAGGCGCCACCAGCAATAGCCAGCAGGCACTCAAGCTCGCGAGGGGCTGCGCCATGGCCAAGCAGGCCTTGCCAGTTACCGAGGGTTATGGTTGCTGTCGTGGTCATGGTGGCGCTCCTTGCTGGTTGGGATGAGTCAAATATGGATTAACTCATATTTTTGGTCAAGGGGTTTTCTCATATTTTGGCGTGGATACTCATAACCCTCGCAGCGCGGGCAAAAAAAATCCGGCCATTGGCCGGAATTGCGGTTGCTTGAGTTGGGGCTATATGGTCGCGGTATACCAGAATACGCGACCGAGAATCTTGAGCTTGCCATCCAATGCTTCGACCAGTGGGTAATCTTCGTCCGGATGGTCCGCTCGGTTGTAGCTCCTTAGCCGAGTCCCATAATCGGGAAGGCTATGCAGGAGTTTCACTCTGAGCTGCCCCCTATGGGCAACTGCGTACATTCTCCCGTCATCGCCATCTAAGATCTGAGTGTTTATGGCAACCACGCTACCTGAGGGCAGGACAGGGTCCATCGAGTTTCCGCGCACCTCGATGCAAAATGCGCGATCCGGAGTGATTCCTTGCCGGCTGAGAATCTCAGTATCGAATCGCATTTTGCGAGTTTTAGACACTGCGAATCCTGGTGGTAGAACGAGGCCGCTCCTCAGCACAGATTCGGGGGCATCTCGGTCCTCTTCAATGAACCAGAGGAACGTTTCCGAGTCATCTAGCGGCGAATCTACATCCCATGTGTTGAATGGGCGTGTAGTTTTGAATCCATCAGGCACCGGGCCGCGAAAAATGACATGGTCCTCAACCATTGGACCCACGCCAGTCTCCAACCACACAGGGCTTACCCCGCATACGCTAGCAATCGAGACGGTGTGCGAGGAGCCCTGAGACTTCCCTCTTTCGAGGTTCGAAATAGAGGTTTGGTCAATTCCAACCTGGCGAGCGAGCTCTGCCTGGGTAAGGCCTGCTTGCTTACGGGCTGCTTTCAAACGTTGGCTGTAGTTCATCTCAATATCTTCAGGGGTTTACCCCTAGGCTTGCAAATGAGTATTCTCATGATATAGCCTAGGGGAAAGCTCATAAAAGGTGTTGGATATGGATCTTCGCATCCAGAAGCTCATAAACCATTTCGGCACACAGCAGAAGGCAGCTGTGGCTCTGGGTGTCGACCAAACGACGATCTCTGGATGGTTGCGCGGCAAACACTCTATTTCGCCAGCAAATGCACTTCGTATTCAGATCGCCACATCTGGAGCTATCCAGGCTGCTGACGTTTGCTCTGTTCTCGCGGATTTGGCCCCGACCTTGAAGCAAATGGTACCTGCCAACAGCCATCAGCGTAACTCCACTGAGGCGGCTGTGAATCCATCCAGTGCCGGAGGTGCCCAGTGAGCAACGTAATCCACCTCGACTTCGAAGGGCGGCAGGTAGACCTAAGCGCTGATGGGTGGCTGAACGCCACGAAAATCGCCAAGCAGTTTGGCAAGGAGCCGACTGCCTGGCTTCGCCAAATCGACACCCTCGAATACCTTTGCGTTATGGGAGATGCCCTTGGGGTCAATTCTGTCACCCTGACAGAATTCAATGAAATCAAAGAGTTAGATGCATCTAAGTCTTGGGTTCGCTCCAAGATTCTCGCTCTCGCGAAAAGGACTGGTCTCGTGATGACCAAGGCCGGCGGAAGCGGCGGGACATGGCTGCACCCGAAGGTCAGGGTTTATTTCGGTCGCTGGATCAGCACTAAGTTCGCTGTTTGGTGCGATACGAAAGTTGAAGCACTGCTGAGCGGTGCTCCGTCGAAGCTGGATCGACTCAATCGCGCTTGCAAGATTTTCGACGACCGCGAATCTCTCGCCAGCACCTACGGGCGCGGACTTTGTGAGTGGAAGCGCGACAAGCCGCTGCTGCTAGGCGACATCGAGCGCGAGCTTGATTCACTGCAAATGGTGCTCGGCTTGAACAACCCCAATCAACCTCGCCTGAAGGCCTTCTCATGACGGCCTCGGCGTCTCAGTTTTTGTTGTCCGGCTAAATCGCAGGCAACAAAAAACCCGCTTCGCAGGCGGGCTTTTTAACCGTCCCCGGCAAGGGACTTTTTGAATCTTCGTTCTGTAGGAGGACGAGATGCACCCGAAAAATACCACCGAGGCACCGCCAACGCAAGCGGGCTTGCTCGTGACCATGGCGACGAAATTCAACCAGAACGGCGATGAGTTCTTCTTCTCGACGGTGCCTGGGATCAGCTGCTCTGAGGCGTTCAACTTTGCAAGTGCCAATCTGAGCGCAGCAGAAGACCTGCTCGGCCAGCTCGTCCAGGTCAATGCAAGCTGTAACTTGGCTTTTGCGATCCGCGCATTGGTTGGCCAAGCGAGAGCGCTAATCGACTCCGGGGTTGGATCTGTCGAGCAGGCCGAAGACCTCGCACCACAAAACCCAACCTCTCCGGTTCGTGGCGCGGGGGTTTCGGAATGAGCCATCCCATGACCAAGTTTTCTTCCCCCGCCAAGCGCGTAGAGGAGGGGCTTGAGCTGCTGGCGATCCTCGCCGAGGTGCTTGAGCACAACGGCGGCTTCAAGGACAGCGGCCCAGGCGAACACCCAGCAATGATCGGCGAACGCGGCGAGGACGGCATCATCCGTTCCATGCGAGTAATCGCCTGGGCGGCTCACCGTGAGTTTTGTCGGATGGCTACGGACTTGGAGATCCCCCAATGAACCAGATTGTCCCGGTGTGGCAGCCAGATGGCTTGCATGGTGAGATCGTCCACGACGTGACCCTCACCGCAGCGGATATCGCGCGTTTCAACGAAGCGCGCGAATCATTCAAGTTGATCAAAGCCTTGTACTGGGCGCATGTCGTGCCCTCGCTTGGCGGATTCGGCAATCCTGTAACCGGGGAGCTTGAACGTCTGTTTGAGCGGGTCGTTTTCGACACCAGGAATTTCCTGTACCCGCACCGCAACGCTGCGGCCTTCCATGATGCAAAGGATGTGGGAGGTGATGCATGAATCTGGTCACCATCCACAACACTCAACTGCCCGTCGTTGAGTACCGCGGCCAGCGCGTCGTCACCCTGGCGATGGTAGATGCAGTTCATCGACGCCCCGAGAACACCGCTCGCCGTAATTTCAATGAGAACAAAGACCGGTTCATTGAGGGGGAGGATTTCTTCAAGACCACCCCCGCCGAGCTTCGCCAGCATTTCGTACGGGCATCGTGCGAAATCCCATGCAACAAGCTGGTGCCGATCCAGGGGCGCGGGGTAACTCTGCTAACTGAGCAAGGCTACCTCATGCTTTGCAAATCGCTGACAGACGATCTCGCTTGGGAGGTTCAGCGGCAGCTGGTCAATCGCTATTTCCGTCCAGAATCGAAGGTAGTTACTGCTCCTGCTCTCCCGAATGATTACATCGAGGCTCTGGAACACCTGCTGGCCTCGAAGCGCTCCGAGCAGCTAGCGCTGGAACAACGTGACCACGCGATCGCGACCAAGGCGGAGATCGGTAGCCGGCGCGAAGCCACGGCCATGGCCACCGCATCAGCTGCCGTGCGCAAGGTCATGCACTTGGAGAACGAGCTGGGCAGGGGCTGCCAGCACGCCACTGTCACAGCGGTGGAGAAGGCCGCTCGCCGGTCGTTCGGCACCCAGGGTTTCCGGCCCCTCAAGACCTGGTGCGACAGCCATGGTGTGGCTGCCCCAAAAGTCCAAGACCCGCGATTCGGCTGGGTTCGCTCCTGGCCTGCCGCCGCCTGGGCGGCTGTTTACCAAATTGACCTGGCCGAGCTGTTCGGCACTCCGGGAGAAACCGCATGAGCACCATCAAACTCGAAATTGCCGAAAAGATCGCAAGCATCGCGAACAAGCCCAACCTCTCTCGCAAAACGATGCTGATCCTTACTCAGCGAGTGGTGCGCAACGGTTTGGCCAAGCTGCAGCAGATTCGCGATGAACGCCGCGTCTTCCGTCGCGAGGCGGCAAAGCTCAAGGCGTACCCAGTGGCGCAGCACCAGGCAGACATCCTCATGGCGAAATCCAAGAGCCATCGTGAAGATGACCACAAGACCATCAAACAGGGGTTGATCGGTTTGGGTTACTACCTGATCAAGGACACCGACAACAGCTACGACGCCATTGGCTTCGACTGCTTGTGCGACCTGCTGAGCATCAACCCGGTACATCGTGCAGCTATCCAGAACGACGAGCGAGGTCTTGCCGGGCTGATCTACGTCGCAAGGTTGGAAAACAGTGCCAGCCCACAGTCCGAGGGCTGGGGAGAGGGCGGGCCTTTGTTTGAGGCGTGCTTCATGGCGATGGTCGACTGGATCAAGACGGCTCCCGAAGGCGACCTGCCTGATCTGTTCGGCCCAGGTTCGCCTTTTGCTGGCGCTGAAGTGGTCCAGGTCAACCCGTTGACGGATATCACCGGCCCATCATCGGAGACTCTCCAATGACCCCGACCACAACCCACGCCCAGGCGCCCCAGCAGCGCGCTGGTGCAACGATCATCCCCGTGGGCTGGCCAACCTACAGCGCAATGCGGGGTCAGCCCGAATCGGTCCGCTGGCAGTTCTACGAGTTCAGCAAGCGGCTGCGTGCCGATCTGGAGGGTCATGGCTGCCTGTTCGTCGAGCCCTACGACGCCTTCTTGCGCCGCATCACAGAGGAGCTTGAGCTGTGAGCACCATCCTGATGACGGCCTGCTGGCCGCTCGAAATGAGCGCTGCCCAGAAGTCAGTGCTGATTTCCTTGGCCGACAACGCTAACGATGACGGTGTTTGCTGGCCTTCCATTGCTAGGATCTGCGAGCGAACCTGCCTGAAAGAGCGGGCTGTGCGCAACGCGATCCGGTGGCTGGAAAGTGTCGGTTTGTTGGTGGCTAAAGAGCGCGCTGGACGGTCGACCTACTACGTCGTAACCCCGGCATCTTATGCCCCCGGCATTAAATGCCCCCCTGCACCAGATGCCGGGGACCCCGGCACCGCGTGCCCCCCACCCCGGCACCAGATGCCGGACACCCCGGCACCAGATGCCCCCAGAACCGTAATAGAACCCAAAGGTGAACCATCAAAGAACCGTAAGAAGGGGAGTGATGGTTTCACGGTCGAGCAAATGCTTGAACTGGCACCGCCCGATCTGAGTGAGCAAACCGCCCGTGATTACTTCCAGTTCCGGAAGAAGAAGGGGCCTCTGAATCTGACGATCTGGAACAACGTTCTGGCCGAGCTTGAGGGTTGCCGGGCAGCGGGGATCAGCCCCGACAAAGCACTGGCCGAGGCAATGACTGCTGCCTGGCAGGGATTCAAGACCTCTTGGATTGTCGACCGGCTGAAAAAGGAAGCCTGGGCATCCGGCACCAGAGGCGCAGGCCAATCGCACCACACCGACCTCGACAAGATTGACCACACCGAAGGCCTGGTTCGCCAGCCCAACGGGACTTACCGGGTAGCAAGATCATGACCACTCCGAAAACTCTGGAATTCAAACCTGGCCAGTGCCGCGTGCACGGCGATTTCACTGATGAACTGATCGAGTCGTTCTCGGGCGACCACTTCTGGCAGGGCTGCACTCGCTGCCAGTTCGACGCACTGCACTCGGCTGACGAGGCGATCCGCAAGCCGGCGCAAGCTCTGCGGCGCGACTGGGCGATGAATGTCAGCCTGATGGCCGCTGAAATCCCACTGCGCTTCCGCGGTGCCACTCTGGACACCTACCGCGCCGAAACCGAAGGGCAGGCAGTGGCGCTGAACGAGTGCATTGACTACGTGAATGGCTTCGAGCGCAACTGGGAGCTGGGTCGCTCGATGCTGCTGCTGGGCAGCGTGGGCACCGGGAAGACCCATCTGGCCTGCGCCATTGCTCAGCAGGTGATTCGCTCCTACGGCGCTTCCGCTCGCTACACCATGGCTATCGAGATCATCCGCGACATCAAGATGACCTTCGACAAGAAGTCCGAGCAGACCGAGCGCGATGTGTATTCCTCCTTGCTGGCGCCGGACCTGCTGGTAATCGACGAGGTAGGCGTTCAACACGGCAGCGACTTCGAGCGCCAGGTGCTGTTCGAGGTGATCGACTCCCGGTACCGGCAGCTGATGCCGACCATCGTGATCTCCAACCTGGGTCTAGCCGGCCTGCGCAAGTGCCTGGGGGATCGCGCTGTCGACCGTCTGACCGATGCTGGCGGACCTGCTGTCCTGTTCACCTGGGCCTCGGCGCGAGGTGACGCATGAGCGAATTGGTAATGGGCTACCCGGAGGCCGAGCACGGCGTCCTGGGCGCAATCATGCTGGCGTCTCTCGATGGCAATGCCGCGCTGGTGGATGACATCGTGAGCCAGATGGCCAGTGGCGACTTCCTCTACGACGACCACGCGGCTCTGTTCGATGTGATCCGTGATTGCCTGGGTCGTGGGTTGCCGGTCGATGCGGTAACGGTCGGGGATGTGCAGCGCACTCTGCCAAGCGGGCAGAGCACCCTGGCCTTCGCGGCCGACCTCTGCCGGAACGTGCCGTCGGTGGCCAACGCGATGGCGTACGCAAAGCAGGTCAAGCAGTGGGCGGTGATCCGCCAGGTGGTCGACATTGGTCATTCTGCGAAGGCCGCTGTTGCAAGCGGTCAGGTACCGGACGAGATTATCGCCCAGGCCCAGCTGGCTATGGCCGACCTGCGCGACCTCCAGGGCTCCGAGAAGGCCGGGTACAAGCGCATGGCCGAGGTGTTGCCGAAGGTCTTCGACGGCATGCAGGAAGTGCTGGATGACCGAGCACCACCGAAGCTGTCCACCGGCTTGGCTGACCTGGACAAGCTGATCGGCTTCCTGCGCCCCAAGAGCATGGTGGTGATTGCCGGTCGTCCTGGCAGCGGCAAGACCATGCTGGGCCTCCAGATCGTCAACCACATCGCCATCCGCGGCGCCGGGGTGGGCCTGATCTTTAGCCTGGAGATGGACGAGAAGGAATTAACCGTCCGCACCATCGCCTCCCAGGGTGGTATCGACCTGCGCCGCATGGAGGAGGTCAAGAGCCTCGACGAGGACGAATGGCAGCGCATCGGTACGGCCGGCAGCAAGATCGAGGCTGCCCAGCTGTACCTGAACGACACTCCGGGCATGACCATGAGCGCCATCCGCTCGGAGGCTCGCAGGCTGCAGCGCGAGCAGGGCCTCGACATCATGATGATCGACTACCTGGGCCTGGTGGGCGCGGAGGGCAAGAACCAGAGCCGCACCGATGCCGTGGCCAAGATCTCAATTGCCCTGAAGAACCTGGCCAAGGAGTTGAGCGTGCCGGTGCTGGTGCTGGCGCAACTCAACCGCAACCCGGCGAGTCGCCCAGGCAAGAAGCCCCAGGCCAGCGACCTGCGCGACTCCGGTCAGATCGAGCAGGACGCCGATGCTGTGATCCTGGTCCACCACGACCCGGAGTCGGAAGCGGGTGAGCAGGGGGTTACTGAGCTGATCCTCGACAAGGGGCGTCAGGCGCCCCAGGGCTCTTGCCTCGTTCAGCGTCAGGGACAGTACGCCCGGTTCGTCAACTTCGCCGGCAACCGCCTACCACCTGACGACGAGGTCGAGATGGGCCGCGTCCTGAATTTCTCCAAGCACCGTAAGGGGAGCAAGCACCATGAAACTTTCTGATCTCTGGCCGGGCCGCAAGCCGCCAGCCCGTATGCCTGCAACTCCAGTCGTGTCGGTGACGGTGACAAAGCGCGCTGGCGCCGAGCCGGCTGCTGCCACTGGCAATGCGCCGGTGGCCAGCAATGCCCCGCGTGGGCCGGTTGAGCTGCCCGCTACCCTGGCCGAATGCGAGGTGCTGGAAGAGGCCCTGGCCCGCGATGCCATCCGCCTGGAATGCCAGATCGGCGTCGCCGAAGGCTTGGCCAAGACCGAGAAGCGCTATGCCGATCCCGTCTGGTACCACCGAGCGAAGGCTGCGCTGAAGCACATCAACCGGGATCGCCAACGCCTGATTCAGCACATGAAGGCCCTGCGAGTTGAGGCCCGCCGCAACTGCCCGGCATGGCAGGCTCGTGACAAGGCCATCCTGCGCGAACTGAACGCCCGGGTGCCGAAAGAGGTGTTCGACGAGTGCGTGCGAGTGGTGGAAGAAGATCTGGAGGTGATCCGATGAGCAACGTCACTGCGGCACTGCCGCGCAAAAGCATGACCGCCGTTGAGTGCAAGTTCCTCAAGGTTGGGAACCGCATGTTGCTGGAGCAGACCAATGGCCGGATCGCCTCGGCCGCCCTGATGGACATCGTGGCTGACTGGCACGCCGCCCGCGCCAATGTGGGGTTCGAGCAGTTCGCCAAGGGCTGGATTACCGAAGGCAACGCCAAGAACAAATACGCTGACAAGCTGCTGCGCGAGCTGTTCGGCCTGGACACCGATCCAACGCCCCGGAGGGCTGCATGAAGAAACGGACCTACGTGGACAAACCGCTGGGTGATACCGAGTACCTACTGGAGCAGTGGGGGTTCTGGCGCATGTGTGAGATGGGCGTGCCCCGGTACGTTTCACCGCTCTACGCACTTATGCGCGACAACGTCCCATCCATGGGGGGCGCGCGCCAGCACGTGATCACGGACGATCTGGCCTTGGTCGTGGATGGCGCAGTGGCTAGGCTGGTGAAGCGTAACCAGCAGATGGGTGACTTCGTGTGGGCGTACTATGGCTACAAGCACCCGGCTATGCGGGTTGGTCGCGAGGCGGGCATGTCCGAGCGCAAGGCACGGGAGATCATCAAGGCTGGAGTGGCATGGATCGATTGCGCACTCGAAGAAATTCGAGAGGCTGCGTAAAAAGTTCTATGCGGGCGGATAAACACCTGTTTTCATAGCAGCGTGTCCAGCTTGCAAGCAACGCGACACAGAGAGACCCCGGCCATCGCGCCGGGGTTTTCTGATAATGGATAGCTACGGGCGGCAAAAGAGCCGCCATCTCTGGTCAAAATCGTCTATCTCGCCCTCCATATGGCTGAAACTATATGTATAGGCACCATTTTTCTTCACGGCTATTGCGATAAAGCGCTTGAAGCCAGTGAATGCGCCGTATCTGTTTTTGCCATTAAGCTCGCCGCAGAATGTGTAGTTTCCAGGCTCGCCTTTCACTTGCACGTCGCGGTACTGCACCGCACCTGGGTCGAAGAAATCTTTCGTCATCCCCGACTTGGCTGCTAGCTCAGCATCCCCGGTTTCATCATTTTTATCCGATGCGCTGTCGCAACCAGCTAGTAACGTTGCAATTATCAGCGATGCAGCAATCTTCAAGGTAAACACTCCTGCGACCAAAATCCCAACCAGGACTGTAAACGGTAGCGTGATGTCGTTCTAGTGGCGACCCGCTGGTATGCACATAGAGTCAACTGCTCATCAGTGCTCGAATCGACGAAACCGCACCCATTCAAGGGCTCGCCATAACGGTGGGCCTTTTCTTTTTCCGCTCCCCGCAACGGGAGGAATCGAGATGGCCCATATGCCAGAGAAAGACCCATCCTTCTGGGTGCTTGTAGTTACAGCCCTGAGAGAGAACGGCCTGGCGATGGGCCTGACGTTCGCCTTGACCTGGTTACGGATTCAATACGACGGCCAGGAGACACGCCCAGCTCGCCAGCTGATCGAGGCCACGCTCGGTGCGCTGATCGTGATGGTGGTAGGACTGACCGTGAAGGAGTTCGGCTTGAGCATTGCCTGGTCGTTCGCCACCGCTGGCTTTGTCGGCGTGCTTGGGGTTGAGCAGGCTCGTCAGCTTGGCAAACGCTGGGCAGAGCGAAAGGTCGACGGTTGATGGCGAACAACTCTCCTTGGCATCACCTATACAACACCAAGCGCTGGTATCAGCTGCGTTGGCATCAGTTGCAGGCAGAGCCATTGTGTCGTCGTTGTGCTTCGCAGGGCCGCACCGTTGCGGCCAGGATCGCTGACCACGTCGTTGCACACCGAGGCGATGAGTCTCTGTTCTTCGATGCTGGCAACTTGCAGAGCCTCTGCAAGCAATGCCACGACAGCGCCAAGCAGCGAGAGGAGAAGACCGGTGTCGTGGTCGGCTGTGACGTCAATGGCCTGCCTATCGACCCAAACCACCACTGGAACCGACAGCGGCGCGCCAAATGAGAGTAGATCTCGAAAGTGGTCTGTGTAGCACGCCACAGCCCCTAGGGGAGGGTCAAAAAGTAGTCATTCTCGTCTAGCAAGACCGCCACCGAACCTCTTTACGCAAAAAGCCAGAATTGGAGCCTTTTTTTTGAAGGGCAGAACGCCAGCTCCCACGGCCCAGAAAAAGGTCACCGGAACGTCGCGCCCGGCTCGGGAGAACAAGCGCGAACCCCAGCTCGCCGTCGCATCCTACCAGCCCCCGCCGCCACACATGACGGCAGAGGGCCAGGCTGTGTGGAAAGTTTTCTGCCCCCTCGCATCCTCGATGGGGGTTCTTGCCGAAGCCGACCTCCAGACCCTGGAGCGGCTTTGCGAGGTCGCCGCCGAGGTCCGTCGATTGACGAAAGTGATCGCGGAGGAGGGGCACACCTACACAACCGAGAACGGGCTGATCAAGGCGCACCCTGCGGTGTCCATGGCGGCTGACGCTGACCGCCGCCTTCTGTCCTACCTAACCCACTTCGGCATGACACCAGCCGCACGTTCCAAGGTCCAGGCCATTGGCGAACCCCCGAGCAAAGACCCGGAAGACGAGTTCTTCAACTGAGGTCAAGAAGGTTTCCTATGAGATCGACCCTGTAACCGCCTGGGCCCAGGACGTTCAATCCGGCAAAGTGCTGGCCGGTCCGGATATCCGAAATGCATGTGGCCGCCACCTTCGCGACCTTGAGGACGGGCCGAAGCGTGGTCTGGTGTGGGATATCGCGAAGGCTAGTCGGGCGATCCGGTACTTCAGCACGGTGCTCAAGCTCAACGGTGGCGAGCACGAGGGCAAGCCTTTCGTTCTTCTGCCGTGGCAAGCATTCATCGTCGGCTCGATCTTCGGCTGGCTGGCTTCCGATGGCTTCCGGCGGTTCCGGACGGTGTACATCGAGTCAGGTAAAGGCTCCGGCAAGTCGCCGCTCGCGGGCGGGATCGGACTGTATTGCCTGACCTCGGATGACGAGCCGCGGGCCGAGGTGTATGCGGCAGCAACGAAGCGTGACCAGGCCATGATCCTGTTTCGCGATGCAGTAGCCATGGTTGATCAGTCGCCGGCCCTGAGCAAAAAGATCAAGAAGTCCGGTCGCGATGAGAAGGTTTGGAACCTTGCGTACCTGGCCACCGGCTCGTTCTTCCGGCCGATCAGTTCTGACGATGGTCAGTCTGGGCCACGACCGCATTGCGCGCTAATTGATGAGGTGCATGAGCACAAGAACAACAAGACCGTCGAATTCATGCGGGCCGGCACGAAAGGTCGTCGCCAGGCGCTGATCCTGATGATCACCAACAGCGGCCATGATCGAACATCGGTCTGCTACAGCTACCACCAGCTTGGGGTCAACGTCTGCGCGGCCGGCGCCAAGGGCGTCACGAAGCGACACCGACACTTCAACGACAGCTTCTTCGCCTTTATCTGCTCGCTGGACAAGGGCGACGACCCGTTCAAGGACGAGAAATGCTGGGGCAAGGCGAACCCGTCACTGGGGCACACGTTCCAGCCGAAGTACCTGCGCGAGCAGGTCACCGATGCGAAAGGGATGCCGGCAAAGGCCAGCACCGTCAGGCGCTTGAACTTCTGTCAGTGGGTGGATGCCGCGAACCCATGGGTCGAGATCGACACCTGGTTGTCGTGCTGCGTCAAGTTTGACCCTGACAAGATGGCAGGACAGTCCTGCTACGGAGGTCTGGACCTGTCCGGCAAGCGCGACCTGACTGCGCTGAATCTGTACTTCCCTGAGGCAGGCAAGGCCATTACCGAGTTCTGGACGCCGAAGGACACGCTGCTGGATCGGGCGGCGATTGACGGGGTGCCATATGAGGTCTGGCTGCAGGACGGCCACATCCATGCGCCTCCCGGCAAGGCAATCAACTACGCCTTCGTGGCCAAGCGCCTGGGCGAGCTGGCGGCCAAGTACGACATCAAGGCGATCGCCTTCGACCCGTACCACATGACATACCTCGAGGCCGAGCTGGAAGCACAAGGTATCGAGTTGAATCTAGTGCCGCACGGCCAGGGGTTCAGGCCTGCGCGGGATTCAAACCTATGGATGACCCACTCCATTGACCTGCTGGAGGATCTGATCCTCACCGGCAAGATCCAGGTGCTGGAGAACCCGTGCCTCACTTGGAACGTGGCCTCAGCGGTGATGGAAGCGGATGCCCAGGAAAACAGAATCTTTTCCAAGCGCAAGAAGACTGGTCGCATCGACGGCGCTGTCGCCATGGCGATGGCTGTTGGGGCTGCCAACCAAACCGAGAAGAAGTCCGAGAGTCTTTCGGACCACATAACCAAACACGGAATCAGAACCCTATGACCCCTGAACAAGAGGCGCCTCGCGAAGACGAGGTGTCGGCCCTCGCTCGTCTGCGCGAAAGCCTGCCGGACGTGGTCGGCATGGTCGGCTTCGGCCTACTTGCGCGCGGTCTCTGGGTTGGCTTTGGTGAGGCCGTCGCGCTGTCGGTGTGCGGGGTGATCCTCATGGCTCTGTCGGCATATGCCGTTATTCGAGGAGGGAGCTGATGTTTAAGGCCCTCCTTGGGAGAAAGAGCAACCCGCTGGCCATCGACACGCCGGAGAAACTGGCGCAGGCGCTAGGCTCTGGATACGAAACATCGTCAGGCCAGCGCGTGACCACTACCAGCGCTATGCAACAGCTGGTTGTTTTCAATTGCGTCCGCGTGCTGGCCGAGTCGATCGGCATGCTTCCCTGCCGGCTGATGAAACAGACGGACAAGGTGCGCTTGCCTGCGACCAGTCACCGGCTTTATCCGCTGCTCAGCATGGCGCCAAATGGCTACATGACCTCCCAGGAGTTCTGGGAAATGCTGGTTGCATGCCTCTGCTTGCGCGGCAATTTCTACGCCTACAAGGTCGAGGCGCTCGGCAACGTGATCGAGCTTCTTCCACTCAATCCCGATATCGTTCAACCCAAGTTGAATGACGACTGGACCGTTGAATACAAGGTCGATTTCAAAAATGGGCAGAAAACGCTCTCGCAGAAAGAGATCTGGCACGTCCGACTATTCACTCTGGATGGGCTGAACGGCCTTAACCCCATCGCCTACGCCCGCCAGACACTTGGGCTTGGCCAGGCAATGGATGCCCACGCGGGCAAGCTGTTCACCAATGGCGCGGTCACCAGCGGCGTGCTGCGCACCGAACAGACGCTTACCGACGAAGCGTTCGCTCGACTGAAGGAGGAATTCCAGGGCGAGCACATGGGAGCGGCCAACGCCTACAAGCCCATGATTCTGGAGATGGGGCTGGACTGGAAGCCCATCAGCCTGAACGCCCAGGACGCCCAGTTCATCGAATCCAAGCGCATGACTGAGGCGCAGCTCTGCGGCCTCTTCCGTGTCCCGCCGCACCTGGTGGCGAACATGGACAAGATGACGCTTAACAACGTTGAGCAGATGGGCATGAACTTCGTGAACTACTCGCTGGTGCCGATCATTACGCGCATCGAGCATCGGGTGCAGGTGGGGCTGCTCAACGAGAATGACCGGCTGACCCATTACGCCAAGTTCAATGCCGGGGCTCTCATGCGGGGCGACCTCAAGGGACGTTACGAGGCGTACGCGAAAGGCATTCAGTGGAGCATCTTGAGTGCCAACGAGTGCCGCGACCTTGAGGACATGAACCCCCGCGAAGGCGGCGACGTGTACTTGACCCCGCTGAACATGACTACCAAACCAGAGGCTGACGACGATGCAGACAAAGCAGCGCCTTGACCTGCCGCTGACCATCAAGTCGGTCAGCGATAGCGGCGAGTTCGAGGGCTATGGCTCGGTGTTCGGCGTCGAGGACAGCTACGGCGACGTGGTTGTCCGTGGCGCCTTCGCAGCGAGCCTGGTCAGATGGAAAGAAAAGGCCCGGCTGCCGGCCATGCTCTGGCAGCACCAGATGAGCGAGCCGATCGGTGTCTACAACGAGATGCGTGAGGACGACGTTGGGCTGTACGTAAAAGGCCAGCTCCTGATCGAGGCCGATCCTCTGGCCAAACGCGCCCACGCTCACATGAAGGCTGGCAGCCTGACCGGTATGTCGATCGGCTACATGCTCGATGACTACGAGTACGACAAAGAGAAGGGCATCTGGCTGTTGAAGGCGATCGATCTGTGGGAAGTCTCCCTGGTCACCTTCCCGGCCAACGATGAGGCCCGGATCACCGACGTGAAATCTCTGCTGGCTCGCGGCGAAACCCCGCCGCCCAGCAAAGTGGAGCGGGCCCTGCGAGAGGTAGGGTTCTCTGGCTCCCAGGCCAAGGCCTTCATGGCCAAGGGCTACGGCGCAGTTTCACCGCGAGAGGCGGGTGCCGACGAAGCACTTCAATCCCTGAAATCCCTTTTGGACAAAATGTAAGGAGCCTCTCATGGCTGTTGAAAAGAAAGACATCGAAGACGTTGCCGAAGCCCTGGGCAAGAAGTTCGACGAGTTCAAGGAAAAGAACGACAAGCGTATCGAGGGCCTGGAGGCAGAGAAGGGCAAGCTCTCTGGCCAGGTCGACACCCTGAACGAGAAGCTGGGTGAGCTGGATACGCTCAAGTCGGCGCTGGAAAAAGAGCTGGCTGAGCTGAAGCGTCCGGACGGCAGCGGCACCAAGGCAGCCAGCGAGCACAAGACCGCTTTCATGCAGTTCGTTCGCAAGGGCATCGACACCGGCCTGGGCGACCTGCAGGCCAAAGCGCTCCAGATCGGCAACGACGCCGACGGCGGCTACGCGGTGCCGGAAGAACTGGACCGCAGCATCATCGAGCTGTTGAAGGACACCTCACCCATGCGCCAGGTGTGCAACCAGATCACTGTGGGCACCCCGGACTACAAGCGCTTAGTTAGCCTGGGTGGCGCCGGCTCCGGCTGGGTTGGTGAAACTGCCGCACGTCCTGCGACCGGGACCCCAACTCTGGGCCAGATCGCGGCCTTCATGGGCGAGATCTACGCCAACCCACAGGCAACCCAGACCAGCCTGGACGACATCTTCTTCAATGCCGAGGCATGGTTGAATGCCGAGGTGGCTCGCGAGTTCTCCGAGAAGGAAGGTGCCGCGTTCACCAGCGGCGATGGTGTGAACAAGCCTAAAGGCTTCCTGGCTTACGATCTGGTCTTGGATGGCGACAAAACCCGAGCGTTCGGCAAGCTGCAGAAGCTGATTTCCGGTACCGCCGGCGCTTTCAATGGCGACAAGATCATCGACTTGATCCACTCGCTGAAAGCAGGCTACCGCGCCAATGCCCGCTTCATGATGACCAACCTGACCGTCGCCTACGTCCGCAAGCTGAAGGACAGCCAGGGCAACTACCTGTGGCGCCCAGGCCTCGAAGCTGACAAGCCTTCCACCCTGCTGGGTTACGGCATTGTCGAAAACGAGGATGTGCCAGACGTGGCCGCCGATGCCAACGCCATCTCGTTCGGTGACTTCAAGCGCGGCTACACCATCGTCGACCGTATCGGCACCCGGGTGCTGCGCGACCCCTACACCAACAAGCCGTATGTTGGCTTCTACACCACCAAGCGCGTCGGCGGCATGCTCGTCGACTCCCAGGCGATCAAGGTTCTGACCCTGAGCGCTGCCTGATCGAGCGGGCGCCTTCGGGCGCCCACTCTGGAGGACTTATGCCAATCATTTCCGTGAAGAAGGCGTTCCCGTTCGCTGTCGACGGCAACCAGGTGGTTGAGATCCAGGCGGGCGAGCAGGAAGTGTCGGAGCGCTGCGCCCTGGTGGCGGTCGAGCACCTTGGCGTGGCCGAGTACCTGGACGGCTCGGGCTCTCCTGAGAGCGATCCGCTCAAGATGAAGGTGCCAGAGCTGAAGGAATGGCTGACAGCCAAAGGCATCGCTTTCGAGCCGGGCGCGAAGAAGGAAGAACTGCAGGCCCTGGTGCCAAGCAATGATTGACCTCGCCACCGTCAAGGCGCACCTGCGGGTTGATGGCGACGAGGAGGACAGCCTGATTCAAGGCTATATCGACGCCGCCATCAGTACCTTCGAGCTGTGGACGAACCGCTGGCTGATTGCCGAGGGCGAGGCCTTGCCTGACCCAGCAGGGAACGCGCTGATCATCACCAAGGCAATACGCCAGGGAGCACTCCTACTGATCGGTCACTGGTATGCAAACCGCGAGGCGGTGACCACGGGCACTATCGCCACAGAACTGCCGCTTGCCACCAATTCCCTCTGGCTTCCGCACCGCTGGGTGAATCTATGAGAGCCGGACCCATGCGGCACCGCTGCCGGATCTACAAGCCCCACCGCGAGCAGAACCGCTCCGGCGGCGCCACGGAGACCTGGGTGGAGGTCGGCGAAGTATGGGCAGAGGTCACCACGCCGACGGGCAGGGTTTCACCTGTGGCCGAGCAACTTCAGGCGGTGATCAGCGCCGAGATCCGCATCCGGCCGCACCCGGACATCGTCGCTGGCTGGCGATTGACCGAGAAACGCACCGGCATGACTTACCGGGTCGAGGCACCGCTGCTCAACAACGAACGGGACATGCTGCGGCTGCTGTGCTCCAGCGTCCCCAACCCATGAGGTGAACCATGAAAATTCAAGCACTGGGGCCACTGACCGGCGCCTCTGGCGAGCGCGAGAAGGGCGAGATCTTCGTCGTCGAAAAGGCCTATGGCGAAGGGCTGATTGCCCGCGGCTATGCCGTGGAAATCAAGGACGAAGCCACCCCCGACAAGCCAGCGAAGGCCGCCCAGGCCAAGGAGTAGGCCATGGCGCGCCGGTCCAGTATCCGCGGCGATATCCGGCTGCGCCGGACGCTGCGCAACATACACAAGACGATGGACAACGAACTGCAGCCGGCCATGGCCAAGGCGGCGGCGCGCGTGCTGGCCACTCAGCAGCAGCTGATCCCGAAAGACACTGGCGCTGCGTCGGCGGCCCTGCGGGTCTACGTCGCCCCCAGCGGCCTGGATGCCCAGGTCGGTATCAGGGGCAAGCGGGACAACCGGCGATTCTTCTACCTGCGGTTCCTCGAGTACGGCACGAAGGGCTATTCCGGCAGCATGTATCAGCGGGCTGACCGCGACGCGGTTGGCGGTGTACATACCAACAACCGTGACAAGTCGAAGCTGAAAGGGCGCCGCAATGCGTTCCGTCAGCGCGACACCAAGAACAAGTCGGATGGGCAGCACTTCTTTGGCAAGTATCCGGACATTCCCGCCAGGCCGGCTCACCCGTGGCTGCGGCCGTCGCTGGACGTCAATCGCGAATACGTGATGGCCGACCTTCAGGAAGCTGTCCGGCGCACGCTGCGCAAGGCGAGCCAGGGGGTAGGCAATGGCTGATCCATCGCTGGCCCTGCAGGAGGCTATCTTCGCCAGGCTCCAGGCTGAGGTCAGTTGCCCGATCTACGATGGTGCGCCGCTGAATGCGGCCATGCCGTACGTGTCGATCGACCGGGAGGTCTCGGTCAACAGTACCCCGATCTCAGGTCGCAAGCGCGAAACGCGCCTTCTGTACCTGTCTGTCTGGTCCGATGCTGTAGGCCAGGCTGAGGTCAAGCGCATCAACGGCGAGGTCATCGCAGCGCTCGACGAGCGACTTCTGCCGCTCGAGGTGGGCCGCGCCGTTTCCGTCCGGGTCGAGCAGGCTGACGCCCAGCGTGACGCCGACGGCATCACTTACCAGGGCTCGATCACCGTTCGTGTAATCACCACCCACTGAATCACCCACCGGCCGCGCCGCGGCTTTTATCCAATGCCATTTGGAGGATCCCCCATGGCCGATGACAACCTCAACACAGCCGCCGGCTGCCGGCTCGCGTTCGGCGGCAAGACTGCTCCAGCATCCCTCGCCGAGTACGAGGCCGACACCTATGTGCAGGTGGGCGAGATCGAAGACCTTGGCGAATTCGGCGACACGTTCAGCGCCGTGAACTTCACCGCGCTGAGCGACGGCCGTGTACGCAAGTACAAGGGTACCGCCGATGCCGGCAACATGACCCTGGCGGTCGGTCTGGACGCAGGCGACGCTGGCCAGAAAGCGGTGGCAGTCGCACACAAAGACCGCACCAAGGGCAACTACAACGTCAAGATCACGCTCAACGACGGCGACCCGACCGCGACTCCCGCCATCCTGCCCACCACCTTCTACTTCGGTGTGAAGGTGATGAACAACACCGTTGCTGCGGGCTCGGCTGATAACGTGGTGCGCCGCAACATGACGTTCGCGATCAACACCGACATCATCGAAATCCCGGCCGGCCCGGCTGTCCCTTGATCGGCGGGGCTGAGCCCCGTCCTTTACTGTGAGAATTCCAATGAGCGAAGCCTTGTACGGTACGGTCACGCTGGTGATCGGTGGCCGCAGCTACACCCTTAAACCCACCCTGGACGCGGCGTTGCTCATCGAATCCCGCTTCGGCGGGCTGCGTGCGGCGCTGGAGTCCATGAGGCTGATGAGCATCGCCGCCTGCGCGGACATCATCATCGCCGGCGCCAATCTCAAACCGGACGAGCACGCGGTCATCGCGGGCGATGTGTTCCGTACCGGCGTGGCCAAGGTGTCGGGGCAGCTGACCGATTTCATTACCGTGCTGCTCAACCCGGTACCGCCGAGTGTGGCCGCCCGGGGAAAGGACGAGGCGGTCAGCACAGCGCGGTGAAGAACGGGAGCTACGTTGACTACCTCTTCGGCGTGGCTACCGGCTGGCTTGGCTGGCCGCCCGATACCGCGTGGCACACCCCGATCCCGCAAATCATGCTCGCGCTCGATGCCAGGCTCGATTGGACGGGGCGCGGCCAGGCGCAGGGCCAAGCCCCCGGCACGAAGTCTTCGACCCGCCAGAGCGTTGCGGACAAGTTGAAAAGCTTCCTGCGAGGGCGGCCCAAACAGTAAATAGCGTGCCGCCTCCGGGCGGTTTTTTTGTGCTTGGAGATTTGCATGGCCGACCAACAAGTCGAGGGAATGCTGGTCCAGATCGAGGCCACCACGGCGCAGCTGCGCCGCGAGCTGGCTAGCGCCGACGAGGTGGTGGCGCGCACCTCACAGTCGATCGATCGCAATCTGGCTCAGGTCGACTCCGCGTTCGACAGCGCTGGCGGCGCAGCACAGCAGGCCGGCGTGTTGATCCGTGGCGCATTTGCGGCCGTGGCCGGGGCTGGCGTAATCGGCGGAATCATCAAGCAGGTCGACGCCTACGGGCAAATGTCCGACCGTATGAAAGCCGCCGCCGGTAGTGCTGGCGAATATCAGACGGTGCAGGAGCACCTGCTGCGTACCGCCCAGGACACTTACCGCCCCCTGGCCGAGGCACAAGAGCTTTACATCCGTACCGCCGATGCGATGCGCAGCCTGGGCTATGACACCCAGCAGACCCTCGACATCACCGACAGCTTCAGTTTCCTGCTGGTGACGAACGCCGCGTCGGCCGACAAAGCCGGTTCTGCGCTTGGCGCTTACTCCAAAGCTTTGCAGACCGGCAAAGTCGAGGCCGATGGCTGGGTTTCGATTCAGGAAGCGATGCCAACGATCGTCGGAGCGATCGCTTCGGCCACCGGCAAGAGCGCTGAGGAGATCCGCAAACTCGGCGTGGAAGGCAAGCTGTCGCTGGAGACCATCAACACCGGCCTCCTGCGCACTGTTGAGGCCAACCGCAAGGCTGCGGCCGACATGTCTACCAGCGTGCAGGACGCCCTGGTGAACATCGGCAACGCCGTTCAGACCTTCTTGGGCGGTATGGAGGAGCAGACCGGAGCCGTCGCGGGCCTTTCGAGCGTGCTGATCGCGCTGGCGGACAACGTTGACCTGGTCGCGGTGGCCATGGGCGGCGTTGGCGTTGCAGCCCTGACCAACTATGTGGCGAAGTCCGGGCTGGCCGTGAAGGCTGCGCTGGCCGACAGGGCGGCTCGTATCGCCCAGGCTGAGGCTGTGGTGCAGGCGGCTGTCGCGGATCAACGCAAGGCCGAGACTGCAACCATCCTTGCCGCTCGCGAGGCTGCTGCGGCGCGCGGCACTGCGGTACAGACGCAGATGTCCATCCAGCTGGCCCAGGCGCGGCAGCGCGAAGCGGCCGCTACCGCTGCGGTGGCAACTGCACAGGCTGGTCTTCGCACCGTCAGTGCAGGGCTCCTCAGCGTCTTGGGTGGGCCCATGGGGCTTGCCCTGTTGGCCGGCACGGCGGCTGCCAGCTTTCTGCTGCTGAGCAATAACGCCGATCAGGCAGGCGTCAGCCTGGACGACTTGCACAAGCCGGTTGCCCAGCTGCGGGAGGAATTCTCAAAGCTCAACAAGGACCAGCGCGAAGCGTCGCTCGTCAAGTGGCAACAGGAGCAGGTCACTGCGACCGACAAGGTCAAGGACGCCTATGGCGACCTGGCCCAGTCCATTCGTTCTGCCGTGGTTACCGCGCCTGCGCGCGACTCTGGCGGCCAGTACAATCGACAGCTGGCTGAGTTCCAGGGCCTGGTTGATCGTCTCAATGAAGCGCGGTCGGCAGGCGAGGGGCTTTCGCCGATCCTGCAAGAGGTCGGTAACCGACTTCAGTTGCCGGCCGGCACGGTGCAGCAGTGGATTACCCAGGCCGGCGCGGTCAGCGATGCCGACCAGCGTTCCGGCCTGATCGCCGAAACGCTTCGGGTGCTCACCGGCGTCACCGAGGAAAACACCTCGGCCACCCAGGCCAACAACGCCGCGAAAGCCGGCATGAGCTCGGCGGGACAGACCTACCTGGAAACGCTGCAGAAGCAGCTGGCCGGCCTCCAGGACAATGGCGATGCCACCAAGGCCGCCAACCGCTACATCGCGGAAAACGCCGACCTAACCGAAACCGATCGCCAGGCGATTCTTTCGGCGGCCAGCGCGATCGAGTCGCAGAAGAAGGCCAACAAGGATGCCACCGAAGGCACGAAGGACCGCACCAAGGCCCTGAAGGATGAGATCAAAGCCCTCGACGCGATCATCGACCGGGCGCTGCCGGAGAAGAAGCGGCTCGCCGACCTGGCAGAAGGGGTGCAGGGCCTGCGCAAAGCTCAGGCTGCCGGCAAGATCACCGCTGCCGAGATGGAGCTCGGCATCAAGAACCTGAACACGGCGTACGCCGATACCACCATCCAGAAGCGTGCGGAGGAAGAAAAGAAGCTTGCGGATATCCGGCGCAACAGCGCCGAGGCCTATCGCAAGGCCATGGAGGTGGTGCTCCAGACCAGGCAGGACGCGATAGATGCGGATGTGGCCGGTGTGGGCATGGGTGATGATCAGCGTGAAGAAGCCGACCGGCTGAATGCCGTACGGCAGAAGTACGCAGAGTCTCGCAGGCAGTTGGAAGAGCAGCAGGAGGACGTTTCCCGGCGCCTCAGTCAGAGCGCGTATGAGGAAAGGCTGGCTGATCTGGCTGACTACCAGGCCCGCGAGCTCCAGATGGAGGTCGATGGTTTCGAGGCCAGGCTGCAAGCCCAGCGGGACTATCGCAACGGCGCCAAACGAGCCTGGGCCAACATCCAGGCGGATGCGGCGAACGTGGCCGGCGCTACCGACGACATGCTCACCACTGGATTCAACACGGCCCGGGACGCCGTAGCCGAATTCGCGATGACGGGGAAGGCCAATTTCAAGGACTTCGCCACCAGCGTGATCTCGGACATGGCCAGGATCGCCAGCCAGCAGGCCGCCAGTTCACTGCTCAGTGGCTTGGTCGGCCTGGGCGTGTCTGCGGTTGGTAGTTACTTCGGCGGCGGTTCTGGCAACGGCATGACTCCGGGCTCTGCGGGCGCCATCTCCTCTAATCTGGGCGCATCCCAGGCTGGCTATGGAAGCACGTACTTTCCGCAGGCCTTGGGTGGCGCCTGGTCGAGCGGTGTGCAGCTGTTCGCCAAAGGCGCCGGGTTCGCCACCAACAGCATTTTGAACACGCCGACCATGTTCGGCATGGGCAATGGCGGCCTGGGAGTGGCCGGCGAGGCCGGGCCTGAGGCAATCATGCCGCTGGCCAGGGGCTCGGACGGGTCACTTGGCGTTCAGGTCGTTGGCGGCAATGGCGGCGGTTCCACGGTGGTTCAGCTCAACGTACCGGTTTCGGTGAGCGTTGAAGACCGGAGCGCAGACGGCATGGAGCTGGACAGCACCGCGCTTCAGCAAAACATCCAGCAGCAGATGCAAGGGGTGGCTGAGCGTGCCATTGCCGCTTCCTGGCGGGCGGGTGGCGTGAGCTATCGAAACAGTAACGGGAGACGCTGATGGCGATCGAAACCTTCACTTGGACTCCAGACGACGAGGCCAGCGGTGACAGCACCTTGCGCACCCGGAAATCACAGTTCGGTGACAACTACGCCCAGGTGTCCACCGATGGCCTGAACGCCGAGTCTGACAGCTGGTCGCTTTCGTTCGGCGGTCTGGCTGACGAGGTCGCGCCCATCCTGGCGTTCATCCGGCGGCACCAGGGCGCCAGGTCTTTTCTATGGACGAACCCCGAGGGCGTGCTCGGCTTGTACCGATGTGAGACGTTCCGGCAGCAGCGCAAGCCGGGTGGTGTGGCGGTGCTGACAGCCACCTTTGAAAGAGCATTTCATCCATGAGCTTAATCAGTCAGTTGCAGAAGCTGGAACCGGGTGCGGAAATCCTGCTGTTCGAGCTGGATGGCTCGGACTTTGGTGCCGACACGCTGCGTTTCCACGGGCATGCGATTCCGCACACACCCGAGGAATTGGCTGCCGCAGGTGCGAACGCCGACCAGTTACCGGCCAAGTCGATCTGGTGGCAGGGCAACGAGTACGGCGCCTGGCCCATGCAGATCGAGGGCATCGAAGCGAACTCGGACGGTACCGCCGTGCGCCCCACGCTCACCGTGGGCAACGTCAACGGCCGGATTACAGCCCTGTGCCTGGCCTTCGACAACCTGCTCGAGTTCAAGCTGACCATGCGCCACACGATGGCGCGGTACCTGGATGCGGTGAACTTTCCGGCAGGCAACCCAGAGGCCGACCCGACCGAGGAAGCCATCGAGGTCTGGTACATCGACCAGAAGGTGTCCGAGAACGGCACCACGGTTTCTTGGGAGTTGGCCAGCCCTGGCGACGTGGGCGGGGAGACGATCGGCCGGCAGATGACCCAGCTCTGCCACTGGGCAATGACCGCCGGGTACCGTGGTCCAAACTGCGGCTACACCGGCCCCTACTACGATTTGGACGGCAACCCCACGGACGACCCGGCCAAGGATCAGTGCAACGGCTGCCTCGACTCAGGCTGTACCGTTCGCTTTGGCCAGGGCAACCAACTGCCCTTTGGCGGCTTCCCGGCTGTTTCCCTCATCGCACGGAGCTGACCATGCGCAAACACATCCTCTCCGCCGTGCAAGCGCACGCCGCGGCTGAATACCCGCGCGAGAGCTGCGGGTTGATCGTCGCTATCGGGCGCGCCCAGCGCTATGTGGCCTGCGAGAACACCGCCACCGAGCCAGCCGAGGAATTTCGGATCTCACCTGAACAGTACGCGGCGGCCGAAGACCAGGGCGAGGTGATCGGCATCGTGCACTCGCACCCCGACGCTACGAGCAAGCCATCGCCGCGCGACCTGGCCATGTGTGAGGCCACCGGCTTGCCCTGGCACATCCTGTCGTGGCCGGAGGGTGACCTGCGCACCGTCACGCCCACCGGTCACACACCTCTGCTCGGGCGGCCGTTCGTGCACGGTGCTTGGGACTGCTGGCAGGTCTGCGCGGACTGGTACCAGCGGGAATGGGGCCTCGACTTCCCGGCCTATACCCGGGAGGAAGGATGGTGGGAGCAGGCCGACGGCCCAAGTCTCTACGAGCAGGCCTATGAGGCAGCCGGCTTCTACCAGGTCAGCCAGCCACAACGCGGCGACATGATCGTCATGGCCGTGGGCCGCACGGCTCACCCGAACCATGCCGGCATCTACCTGGGCGCTGACGCTCGGCTGCCGGAGGAAGCGGCGGAGATCTTCGGACCTGGTCCGTTCATGCTGCACCACCTGCTCGGGCGGCCATCAGAGATCGTCGTGTTTGGCGGGCCCTGGCTCGATCGGACGCGCCTGGTGTTGCGCCACCGCGATGCCAAGTGATGGTACATTCCCGGTTTTCAAGGGAGGGATCACATGCGAATTCTGATCGGTGCGGCGGCGCTGGTTCTGCTGGCTGGGTGTGTGACAACCGCAGATTTGGAAGGAAACGATCCTTCGATTAGTGCGGTGACGAAGAAAGATCCAAAGCAGTATGCTTTATGCGTATTCCCTAAATGGCAGGCCGCCAGAACGGAGTCCTCGATGGTGGAGACCGAAAATGGCTACCGCCTGTGGGTATCGAATGGCAGCATGGCAGACGAGCTTCTTGATATCACCAGGACGCCCGCCGGCAGCTCGATCGCTCTTCGACAGCGCATGCCATGGTCGGCCATGCCGGGTCGTTCCGCTGTGGAGCGCGCCGTCAGGTCATGTATTTGATCGCACACCACAAACCGCCTGCTGGCGGTTTTTTAATGCCTGGAGGAATCATGGCAGCTACAGCGGCCAGCTATCAACCAATGACCATTATCAAGCTATCGGGATCTTTAGCTCAGAAGTTCGGGCGAACGCATCGTCGACAGCTTGACAGCGGTGAGACCTGGGAGGCTTTCAAGGCTCTGAAAGCCACGCTAGAAGGATTCGAGGAGGAAATCAGGCGACTCGATGGACTGGGGTTGCGCTTCGCCATCTTCCGTAATCGCAAGAACATTGGCCTAGACGATATGAATCTCCGAGGCACTCGGGAGGTTCGCATTGTGCCGGTTATTCATGGCAGCAAGCGCGGCGGTATTCTTCAGACCATCATCGGAATCGCTTTGATGGTGTCTGCCATATGGTTGGGCCCATCCGCATTTTACGCTGGACTTTCCATGACGCTGGGCGGAGTAGTTCAGATGCTCAGCCCCCAGGCCAAGGGTCTATCCCAAAGCGCAGCGCCGGAAAATCTGCCGAGTTACGCATTTGGCTCAGCTAAGAACACCACAGCCAGTGGCAATCCGGTCCCGATCTGCATTGGCGAACGCCGCTGGGGCGGGGCGATCATCTCTGCCTCGATCGAGGCGCAAGACAAGGCCTAGGGCCGATTCAGCAAGCAGACCGCCTCCGGGCGGTTTTTTATTGCCCGGAGGAAAGCATGGGCCCAGCAGATCACGTTGATATCACTGGCGCCAAGGGCGGCAGTAGCAAGCCGAAAACGCCTGTAGAGGCACCCGATAGCCTGCAGTCGACCAACATCGGCAAGATTCTGATTGCCGTGGGAGAGGGTGAGTTCGACGGCGTTCCAACTGACCGCGACATCTTCCTCGACAACACCCCGATCGTTGATACCAGCGGCAATGTGAATTTCCCCGGGGTGAAGTGGGAGTGGCGCCCAGGTTCGGTCGAGCAGGACTACATCCAAGGCATCCCCGCGATCGAGAACGAGACCACCGTTAATGTGGAGCTGCGCAGCGACAATCCGTTTGCCCGTGCCCTGAGCAACACCCAGCTGTCGGCTGTGCGCGTGCGAATGGTCTGGCCTCGCCTGGCGCAGCAGGATAGCAGTGGCAATACCAATGGTTACCGCATTGAGTACGCCATTGATATCGCTACCGATGGTGGCGCCTACGTCGAAGCGCACTTGGGGGCGGTGGACGGCAAGACCACCAACGGCTACCAGCGCTCGGTGCGCGTGAACCTGCCCAAGGCAACCTCCGGCTGGATGCTGCGCGTGCGCCGTATCACTCCGAATGCCAACAGCGGCACCGTGGCCGACACGATGACCGTTGCCGGCTACACCGAGATCATCGACCAAAAGTTGCGATACCCGAACACCGCTCTGCTGTACATCGAGTTTGACGCCCAGCAGTTCCAGAACATCCCGGCCGTGACGGTGAAGTGCAAGGCCAAGCGCTGGCCGGTGCCGAGCAACTACGATCCGGTGGCCCGTACCTACACCGGCGTTTGGGACGGCAGCTTCAAGCAGGCCTGGACCAACAATCCGGCGTGCGTGACCTTCGGCCTGTGCGTAGAGGACCGTTTTGGCCTGGGCAAGCGCATCAAGTCTTGGATGGTCGACAAGTGGGAGATGTACCGCATCGCCCAGTATTGCGACCAGCTGGTGCCGAACGGGCAGGGCGGTCAGGAGCCTCGCTTCCTGTGCGACATGAACCTGCAAGGCCGGGCTGAAGCCTGGACGCTGCTTCGAGACCTGTCGGCAATCTACCGGGGCATGGTGTACTGGGCTCACGGCGCTCTGTTTATGCAGGCAGACATGCCGCGCGCCCAAGATATCGATTACGTGTTCACCCGGGCCAACGTCATCGACGGCGACTTCGTCTATGGCGGCGCGGAGCGCAACACGCACTACAGTCGAGCCCTGGTCAGCTACGACAATCCGGCCAACAACTACGACACCGACGTCATTCCGGTGACAGACAACACGCTCCAGCGCCGGTACCGGGACCGCCCGGTGGAGATCTCTGCCATCGGTTGCACCCGTGCTTCCGAGGCTCAGCGCCGCGGCAAGTGGGCGCTGCTGAGCAACAGCCAGGACCGTACTGTCACCTTCAAGACCGGCATGGAAGGCCGTATCCCGCTGCCGGGCTACGTGATCCCGGTGGCTGATGAGCTGGTGGCGGGCCGGCCGAACGGTGGCCGGATCTCGTCGGCAGCCGGACGCGTCGTGACGCTGGACCGTGACACACCGATCAAGGCCGGGGACCGCCTGATCCTGAACCTGCCGAACGGGACCGCCCAGGCGCGCACCGTGCAGTCTGTCGCTGGGCGTGCGGTGACCGTGACCACCGCGTACAGCGTGCAGCCAGAACCTGAATTGCAGTGGGCGATCGACTACGACGACCTTGCGGTCCAGCTGTTCCGCGTGCTGAAAACTGTGCGCACCCAGGAAGGTGAGTACGAGATCACCGCCCTGGAATTCAACCCGAGCAAGTTCGCAGCAATCGACACGGGCGCGAAGCTGGACGAGCGCCCGATCAGCGTCATTCCGGTAACCACCGTGCAGCCACCGGCTAGCGTGACCCTGTCGTCTGCTCACATGATCGACCAAGGCATCGCGGTCAGCACCATGACCATCGCCTGGGCGGCCGTTGAAGGCGCTGTCGCCTATGACGTGGAGTGGCGTAAGGACAACGGTAACTGGGTGAGCCTACAGCGTGTTGGCACAACCTCTGTGGATGTTGTCGGGATCTATGCCGGCGCCTACCTGGCGCGCGTGCGTGCGGTCAGCGCATTCGACATTACTTCGATCTGGAAAAGCTCTGTCCTCACCCAGCTCAACGGCAAGGAAGGCCTGCCGCCAGCGGTCACCTTCCTCGACACCGAAAGCCTGCTGTTCGGCATCGGTATCAAGTGGGGCTTCCCAGCCGGCGCCGAGGACACCCAGCGCACCGAACTGTGGTACAGCGAGGGCACTGACCTTGGCCTGGCCACCAAGCTGGCGGACCTGTCGTACCCGCAGAACGAGTATGTGATGCAGGGCCTGCGTGCCGGGCAGCGCTTCTACTTCTGGGCGCGCCTGGTGGATCGCTCCGGCAACATTGGACCGTTCTTCCCAGTTGAAGGCACGCTGGTGTCTGGCATGGCCAGCGCAGATGCAACTGCGATCCTCGAGCAGATCAAGGATCAGATTACCGAAAGTGAGCTGGGCCAGGAGCTGACCAAGCGCATCGATCTTATCGACATGAATGGCCCTGGCTCGGTGAACGAGCGCCTGGGCGAAGTCCGTAACGAACTGAACCAGCAGATCAGCGATGTGAGCAATCATGTCGGCGAGGTCCAGAGCGAACTGCAGCAGCAGATCGACACAATCACCGACCTGGCTGACTCGATGCCGTACAAGTCCGACCAGGCCTACACCGCTGGCCAGGGCGTGCTGGGTGATGACGGGAGGCTGTACCAGGCCAAGGGCGATGTTCCGGCCGGAAATCCTCCACCGAACGCTACCTACTGGATCGACATTGGCCAGGCGGTACAAACGGCCAATGGTATGGCCGCCCGTGTGCAGACAGTCGAAACCAAGGTTGAGAGTCTGGAGGGCGTGACCACCGCCCAGTCGCAGCAGATCACCGGGCTGCAATCGAGCTTGACCACCACCAATGGAAATGTCGCTGCAGCACAGCAGGCCGCCCAGGACGCGGCAACGCTGGCCGGTGGCAAGGGCAAGGTCATCGTCCAGTCGGCCGCGCCGGCCGTGGCTGATCGCCTGACGCAGAACCTCTGGATCGATACCACGGGCAATGCCAACACCCCGAAACGCTGGAACGGCTCGGCCTGGGTCACCGTTACCGACAAGGTGGCCACCGATGCAGCAGCTGCCGCTCAGTCGGCGCTGAGCCAGGTTGCGCAGAAGGCTGATGCGAGCGTGGTGAGCAGCCTGACCACCCGTGTTAGCGATGCGGAAGGCAAGCTTTCTTCCCAGGCGACCCGCCTGGACGGCATGCAAACCAGCATCGACGGAAAGGCCAGCTCCCAGGCGCTGCAGCAGGTGACCAGCCGCGTTACAGCGACCGAGCAGAAGGATGCCGCCCAGGACCAGCAGCTGACATCGCAGAGCCAGGCATTAACTTCGCTGACCGACAGCGTGAGCAAGAAAGCCGAAGCCTCGACCGTCCAGAGTCTTAGCAACGACGTTTCTCAACAGGGCCAGGTCTTGGCGGCCCAAGGCCAGTCGCTAACCCGGATCGATGCGGCGCTGCCGCTGCTGAGCGGGGAGAACCTGCTGCCCAACAGTTCGTTCGAAGACCTGATTGCCGACGGCAGCAGGCCTAAACACTGGGCGATTACGGGCAGTGCCTCGCGCTCGTTGGTGGACTCGCCACTGACTAGCAGCCTTTCGGCACTGCGTGTTTCCGGCAATGTGGCAGCCAACGGCTACTTTGAAGTCGTTTCGACACCAAACGACGGGCGATCCCGGGTTAAGGTTATGGGCGGGACGACCTACACCCTGAGCGTGTACGCGCGCGGTCTGGGCGCTCCTGCGCGGCTACGTTTGTACATGCAGTTTCTGGATGCCAGTGGCGCAGTACTGACAGCACCTTGGACGGCAGATGGGTTTGTCCTGACTGATGCGCTTGCGCGCTACACACTGACTGGCGTTGCGCCTGCAAATGCTACCCAGGCGAACCTGTATGTGGGCCGGCTGTTCAACACGGGTACGGCGGCGGCTGTGCTTTGGATGGAGATTGACAACGCCCAGCTTCAAGAGGGGGCCGTTGCCACGGCCTATCAGCCGTCAGTAGTGGCGGCCAGTGAGGTCAGTGCCGAAGCCACCAACGCGATTTCAGCGCGTGTTGATAAGAACGAGCAGGGTATTTCCTCGACCAGCTCGCAGGTCACTCAGCTCAGCGGCAAGCTGGACACGACCAACCAGAACGTTACCAGCGCGCAACAGGCCGCGCAGGCGGCAGCCACAGCAGCAGGCGCCAAAGGGGAGGTTATTTACGGTTCCGCCGCGCCGGCCGCTGACAAGCGACTTACGCAGAACCTGTGGATCGACACCACCGGTAACGCCAATACGCCCAAGCGTTGGAACGGCAGTACTTGGGTGGTGGTGACGGACAAGGCGGCGACGGATGCGGCGGCCGCTGCAGCCAGTGCCCTTACCCAGGTCGCGACTAAGGCTGAGGCCGCAGCAGTGCAGGCGCTGACCAACCGTGTCGCTGCGGTTGAAGGCGTGAACACCAGCCAGTCCACCAGCATCACCGACCTGACCAACAGTGTCGGCGCTATCAAGGGCGCGCTTGGGGCCTCTGGCCTCGACCCGGCACCTGGAGCGATCTGGCAATTTGATAGCGCCTCGGAAGCCTGGTCTGGGGTCAATGCCACCGTTACCTCCAGCCCGGGTTTTATCAAGATCACCCCAACAACTGCTGATCCACAGCTGGTAAGCAGTTCAAGTAACTTGTTGGCTATTGATGGGAAAACCTACACACGCGTGCGGGTTGGCCTGACCCGGCGGGGCGGCACTGCTTGGAGTGGTCAATTCTATTACGCGACAAGCGGCCACGGGTTCTCCGGGAGCTACGTCAAAACGCTGCCGAATCCGGGCATAGCTGTTGGCCAATCAGCGGTGATTGAGTGGGATATGGCCGGACTGACCGATTGGGCCGATAACACCATCACAAGGCTTCGCTTTAACTTCGGTAACGCCACAGACGCTGTGTGGGATGTAGATTGGATTGCTGTCGGCCGGGTCGGACCCTCCGCATCTAGCCGGGCCTTGGAATCCCTATCGTCAACGGTGACCCAACAGGGCGACAAGCTCACCGCCGAGGGGAAGCGCGTCGACGGGCTGTATACGTCGGTAGGCGCCGCCAATGCAGCGATTCAGAACGAGGCCACGGCTCGAACCAATGCCGACACCGCGCTCAGCCAGCAGATTCAGACCACGCAGTCGTCTTTGGGTGATACCAACGCTTCGGTGCAGCAGATCAGCACGGCGCAAACAGACCTCAAGGGGAAAGTCGACACCTCGTACGCGGTAAAGCTTCAGACCTTCGCTAACGGCATTTATGCCGCCGCTGGCTTTGGGCTGGGTATTGAGAAAAATGGCCCTGTTCTGCAGTCGACATTTGCGGTGATGGCTGATCGGTTCGCCGTGTTGAACCCGACGGCAAACGGCTTCGTCAGTCCGTTCGCGATTCAGAACGGTCAGGTGTTCATGAACGATGCGTTCATGCGTGACGCAAGCATCACGAACGCCAAGATCGCAGATGCTGCTATCACCTCTGCAAAAATCGGAGTCGCAGAGGTCGACACGCTTCGTATTCGTGGCAACGCGGTCACCGTCCCGGTATCTGCTACAAGCGCGGGGAATGTGGCCGGGGTCGGCGTGGGTCAATGGCGGGATTTGATAGCCGTTGGCGTGCAAATGGACCAAGCCGGGTACATCACGGCGCAGTACAGCTGCTATCAAGGATTTGGTAGCGGCATTCGCAAGTACCAGTTCCGGATGGAAATCAACGGCCTGGTTCTCGCTGAAGGCGGCGGCGACTGGGCTGATGGGTTCCCCAACCTGATGGGCTCCATCGGCGTTGGCGTGGGTTATTTCGTCATCACAGTGAAGTGGTGGGGGGAAAACTCGGGGGTAAGCGTCCAAAACCACACGCTGTATGCAATGGGAACCAAACGATGAGCAGCATTGAACACTACGCAGCCTATGAGACTGACGGACGGATCGTCTTTGCCGTCAGCTGCCCGCCCGAACATGGGAAGAAGATCATCAGGCTGAACACCGACCGCCCCTACATCCAGGTGGCCACCCCGGCAAGGGCGGCTGAGCACTTTGTGATGGGGCAAATGCTCAAGGAGCGCCCCCTGATGGGGGCGGTACTCCAAGGCAACTGGTTGAAAGGCGTCCACGCAGGTGCCGCCGTCAACATCGAGAGCGAAACCTACACCGCTGACGGCAGTGACATCGAGCTGGGATTCTCGGCGCCGGGCACCTACACCGTCACGGTCAGCCTTTGGCCCTACCGCGATCAGGAGTTCACCGTTGAAAATTCAGCATAAGTGCGACCACACCAAGCGCCGTGCGGCCGAGTATCCGCCGGTGGAGGAACAACTGGACATGCTCTGGCACGCCATGGATCAGGGCCTGGTGCCCAAGGCTGAGCCGTTCTACACGACCTTGCACAGGGTCAAACAGCAACACCCGAAAGCTTGAATGCAGCACACCAACCCATGCCCGCCAAGAGCGGGCTTCTTTTTGTCTGGAGAAAACCTATGCCCTATGTCGCCATCAACCTCAGCAATGACTACGAAGTCGCCAACAAAACCCGTTTTGCCACCCAAGAGGAGGCCGATGCGCGTGCTCGAACGATCCTCTCCCAGTTCCCGGCCGCTCAGGTCTGCGTCGCTCAGGTTCTGAAGGACTACACCGCCACGGTAGCCATTACTGTCGCAGACCCGGCCGAGCTAGCGCCTGAGCCCGAAGCGCCCTCTGCCTGAAACTGAGCATCAATACTCCAGTCTTCGGATGGGCACATTGCCGCGCTTGTACTGCTGGTACCCGGTGTAGGGAAGGATGAGGGTATCAGCAATACCTGAGGCAGCCATGTCGATCAGGATGGGGAATGGTGCCCAATGCGCGCCCGTTCTTTGTGGTCCGTTCAGGTTGCAAAACTGATAAGCGACACCGCTGTACGCCCGAGGGATCGTGTGGCAATCGGTGTGCCATCGTGCCAGGTCATCTACTGCCTTTGACTCGTTCGACATTGTGCGCACCGTCCCGCACCCGCTCAGCACGGCTGCCAGCACCACCCCAATCCATAGCTTCATAAGGACACCTCACCTGTGATGGCCGAATCATAGCGCATTTGATTTTGGACCCGCCTTGAGCGGGCTTTTTCGCCAGGAGAAAACATGGCCAGACTCACCGAACCCCAGGCCGGAGGCGCGAACGTGCTCCGTTTCCTGGACCTGATCGCCTTTTCAGAGGGCACCTCGACCGTCAAAGGCAGCGATGATGGATACAACGTCCTGTACGGGCGAGGGCTGTTCACGGGTTACGCGGACCATCCGCGAAAGAAGCTGACCTTCGCCATCAACGGCAAACCCGTGACCAGCACGGCAGCTGGCCGATACCAGCTGCTCGAGCGCTACTGGGACGCGTACCGGGTCAGTCTTCGCCTGGCTGGCGGATTCACGCCGGAGAACCAGGACCGCATCGCGCTGCAGCAGATCCGCGAGCAGAAGGCTCTGGACGAAATAAAGGCTGGCCGCATCCAGCAGGCTATCGCCAAGTGCTCCAACATCTGGGCCAGCTTCCCTGGCAATACCTATGGGCAGAACCCACACCGCCTGGAAAAGCTGTTGGCTCAGTGGCAGAGGCTCGGCGGGGTGCTTGCATGAATGCCTGGCTGATGCGGCTGGCTGGTGCCGGCCTTCTGGTTCTAGTCGGTATGTTGATTGGAATCTGGGCTGCCACCGGTCACTTCCGGCCGCTGCTTGATGCCGAGCAGAACCAGGCTGCCAGTTGCAAGGCTGCCCGCGACAACCTGAGCGGGCTGGCGGCGGAGCAGGGCAAGGCCTTGGGCGACTTGACCCTGGCGGCGGAGGTTCGCCAGGCCGGGGCTGAGCAGGCGGTGGGTAAGGCTAAGGCAAGCGCGGAAGTCGACTACGCCGTGGCAAACCGCCTGCAGCAGGAGCGCACCGGCGGTGACCAGTGCGCGGCTGCCATCTCGATCATCGACAAGGAACTGGGTCTATGAGGCTGGGGCTGAAATCAAAATGCTGTGGGAGCGGAATAGGGTGGTTTCGGTCTGCAAGCCTTGTAATCCGTGGCCTTGCCCGTGGGAGCGGAATGGTACTGGTCCTGTGCCTCGCCGGGTGCGCCCGCAAGGTAGAGCCACAAATCCAGTACGTGCGCGTTGAGGTGCCAGTGCAGGTGCCGTGTCGGGCGCCGGAGGTCGCGGTACCGCCATGGGCAGCTGCCAGCCTGCGAAAGACCGACAGCCTGGAGCTGAAAGTTCGGGCGTTGCTGGCTGAAAGGAGGCAGCGTATCGGCTATGAGCGCGAGCTGGTCGCAGCAATCGCCGCCTGCAGGTGAACTGATCGAATGGAGGTTTACTTCGAATGTCTTTTGATGACGATTTTGCTGGAGTGGCCTTTTTTTGAGGTTACAACGTAAACAGATCCGTCATCTGCCCCGGTCGCTACAGCCTGAGTCGTCAGAGCTCCACCAAATCGACGTACTAACCTACCTGTCATGACTCTCAGGCCGGAGCTACCCAGCTTTTGAGTGACTTTGGCCTCAGCGGTAGGTACAGCTTCCGCACAGGCCTTGGCCACTGCGTGACTCATCTCATCCCGGTCTTCGAAGCTTGAATTCTCGTATTCACCAAAAAACTCTTGCCTATCAACTTTTTTGGCCAGGGAGCGCATACGATCGAAGAAATCATCCTCGGTCTCGACCTGAAAAGTCTTGGTCATTTGGATTTCCTCTCTTCAAGATACTGCTGCCAGTCTGCCTGAAATTTGGCCAAGGTGTCTTCGATTGAGACAAACGTGACCGGCTCAACCTCCCCCATGTAGTGACGGTGGTCGTAGCCATGAGCGTTGTCGTATCCCACGACTCTGCCGTTGTCTCCAGAATAAACCCTGGGGTTGATGTATGCCATGCTGTACGTCAGCACCTTCCCGCACTCTTCAATGACATATTCAATTCTGATCTGACCGTTCCCACGCTTTGTGGAAATCGAGAAGCGTTCGGAGATCTTTTTCGTGGCGCTCTTGCCGGCCTTGCCTTTCGATTTCCCCAT